AAGATTATTAAATGTTTTAGTTCCAGATATACTTTCATTTCCAGTTAAACCTACTTTTCCGTTAATACGATTACTCAGGCTAACTGTATCAAGATTGGTAAGTACATTGTTACCGCTTTCGGTTATATCTCCTGTCACCGCAAGGGTACTTGACAACGTAGCTGCGCCTGTTACGCCGAGTGTACCGTTCATGTTTATATTACCAAATTCATTAATTGTCATTGCGGTTGTTGGCGTTTCGGTATTATAAGATGTTTGAAAGTGCATTCTTCCAGCCCAAGTGCCTATTGTTCCTAATGAACCAATAAATAAATCTCGATAAGGACTTGTTTCTGATGATTGCAAATATCTTGTATATTGACCTGAATATACTGATTTTGAACCAAATAAAATATTGCCAATAACGCCTAACGTGCCACCTATTAAACTATTTCCTGTTGCATTAAATGTACCATTAACATCAAGTTTATAAGATGGAGTGTCATCATTGATACCAATATCGCCATTGTAATTAATGTAAAGTCTATTAGTATTTTGCTGACCTATATCACTCGTATATAAGGCTAAAGAATTTCTTTTATTATCTCCACCTTGTTTTGAGTAATTTCTTAAGCCACTTCCAAAAGCAGAAAATTCAACTCCTAAAACATTTGAATTAGCTAAAAATAAATTAGCTGAACTTGAAACTAAATTAGAATCAGGAAATAACATAACTGTACCACCCCTTAAATAAGCACCTACATTTAAAATAGATTGTTCACCTATTCCAACATTAAAAGGCACATAGGTATTTTTACCATATACATTTGTAAAATTTAACGTTGATGTTCCATTTACATTTAACGCCCCCGTCAATGTTCCACCTGTCAATTTTAAATAACTTGAATCAGCTAAGCTCGTGCGAAGGTAACTTGAATTGTCGTATGTTATATTTGTTCCCGATGCCTTGACAAATCCCGTGCCGTTTAATGTGTTTTGCTTAGATGCAAATCTGGAAGTAAGGTTTAATTGTGTAGTGTCAGATTTTTTAAAGTAAGGTAAAAGCATTGAAGTAGTATCTGCTTTTCGCAAGTAAGGTAATAACATATTTGCAGTGTCCGATAAATTTAGCTTAGTGTTAAATCTTGATGATAAGTTTAATAACGTTGTGTCATTATCCCTAAAATAAGGTAATAACATTAATGTCGTGTCAGCCTTTCTTAAATATGGCAAAAGCATTGCAGATGTATCAGAAATATTTACCTTTAAATTAATCCTATTTGAAAGTGATACGGTATCAGCACCAACCAATGTACCTACAGATAAATTTCCACTACCTAGTAATGTGTTTCCGTTTACTGTTTTTATTGTTGTTCCAGATACTAAAGTGTTTTGTTTTCCATTAAAAGTGTTCCAATCGGTTGATGTCAAAAATCCATTTGCCGAAGTAGTTGCCTGTGTTATTGATAATGTCCTATTTGCCGTTAAATTGCCTCCACCTTGTAATGGTGCGGTTGTTGCTATGTTTATTGTGCTATTTGCTGGCGTAAATCCTAAAGCACTTTGTTTATTATTGAATGTAGTCCAATCGGTTGAAGTTAAATACCCATTTCTTGCGCTTGTTGCACTTAGTAATTCTATTGTTGGTGTGGTTGTGTTATTATTTATTGATATTGGATTACCTGCCGTTGTTGCAGCATTTACAGTTGTGACAGTACCTGCACCAATAGCACTCCGAAAGTTGGCAGCCGTTAAAGCTGAAACAGTATTATCAGCGTTAAACCTCGGAAAAGTTATTGCAAAAGGATTAGTTAAAGTGAACATTGATTGTCCAATAGTTGTACCTCCTAGGCTTGTGCGGCCCGTAGATGGCACTAAATCAGTGCTACCTCCGTCCCATTTTAATCTATCAGTAAATGCGGTATTCCAATTACTCGAATTATTAGGAATAGATGATGCCCAAGTTGTTCCCGTAGATAGTGCTATGCCAGCCTCAGGGTAAACAGGATTTCCTGCCTGAGCCGAACCAACCGAACCAATGCCGCTGACGGTTGCGACTGTGTAATTAGCACCTATTTTAAATGATGTGGAAACAATGGTAATTTTATTTGTATCGGTAAGATTATACTGGTCATTGTTTAAAAGTTGACCGTTCCTAAATACTAAAATATAAGCCTTTAATTGAATGGGAAATTTAGGCGTAATCGTCCATGTTAAAATACTTGAAGAGGCTGCGTTATATTCTTGTTTTAAAATCTTAATGGTATCATTGCCGATAGCAACGTCAACAATGCTATCTCTAATTCTATTAAATACTGTTGCGCTATCTAAACGCAAAGTGCCTGTCGTGGTGATTGTACCACCGAGCAAGCCGAAGCCTGAGCCAACGCTTGTAACCGTTCCCGTTCCTTTTGTATCTATCCTTGTAGATAATGAAGCCGTGTCAGCTGCATTTAATTTAGTCGCAAATCTTGAAGTAAGGTTTAATAAACTTGTATCGGTTAATTCCATTAATACAGAAAGGTCAGCCGATACTGTGCCTGTGGTTGTGATAGGATTTGGATTGACAATTATTCCTGTGCCTCCAGATATTGAGGTAAGTGATCCGCTACCACCACCCGAACCAGCACCACCACCACGGGGAAAAATCACCGTATAATTTTCACCTACTTTATAAGCCGTTGCACCAATGACAACGGAGGCATTAGTAGGTATGGTATATTGAGTAGGTAATAATATTTGTCCATTCCTGTAAACCTGAACCACATTTACGCCACCGACTACTAATGTATCACTTTGCGTCCAAGTCAATGTACTTGAAGAAACATTGGTAAAATCTTGCCTTGCGTAAAATCTTCCACTTGTATCTGCGTATGCTTTAGTGGCATAGTTGGCTAACATTGCAGCCGTATCACTTACTAAAAGTGTTGGCGTTGTATCGCGCCAAATGCCTTGACTACTTAAATAATATAATGAGGCTTTATTTACTGGCGATGTTATACTGACATCGTGTAATTCGTCTAATTCCTGACCATTTCTAATCTTAACAAATAACTCACCGCTTCCAGCATTACTTTTGACGCAAACGCCAATATATACCGTATGTTGTGGTGCTTGCGGCTTAGTTGATGTTAATCCACCTGCGACCGTTGGCGAAAGGTAAACGGCTGAGTCTTCGACTAAAGCACTTGTATTTATTCCTGTTATTAACCCCTCAGTTATAACATATCCACTTTGATTATCCGCTATGCTTTCAGCTACTATTCCAAAAGTATTAGCAGAAAAGGCATCTGTAACGGCTAATGCTTTTGCAACGGTTATCCTGTTGCCCTGACTTCCTGACAAATAAACCGCAGTTCCCTTTGTCAAAGTTGAACCCGTGCGATTATTAACCCTTTGATGTAATTGTTGCCCAATTACATTGGTAACATTACCTCCTTTTAAGCCTTGAATTAAAGATCCTTGCGTGTCATTGAATTCTACTTCACCCACTCCCACCGTTCCATCTTTTGCCGTGTTAAATGTAATGGAATCAAAAGGCATGGTTAAACCTCCACCACCGCCAACCAAGCCCCAAACGTTCGAAGTAAAATCAAATGAGTATATTTTTAAATTAACCGTATCAATAATTAACCATGCGTTTTGATTTGTAGTTGGTTGAATAGCTGCTGTGTCGGAGATTGAACCGCGCCAGACAATACCGTCCGCGGTAGTCTGGAAACCTAATCTTTGTTTGTTGGTATTTGTAGGAAATTGGGCAAAAACAAATGATGAAGCCAAAACAATAAAAGCAATAACAAGCCCTTGTTTTTTATTCCCTACTTTGTCAATGGCTTTGCCGATAAACTTTCTTGCTATTCCCATAACTAACTCTTCTACTAAAACTTTACCAATATTTCCAATGGCTTTTAAAAACTTTCTTTCTTTTTTTGGTGCCTTAATTTCTTCCATTAGTTTATGTTTATTGCAAATACAATGTAATTTGAACCATCGTAATGAGTATTACTGTTAATGGTAATAGTGTCTGGCTGTGTAATGATGTATTGAGATGCTATTAATTTTTGACCGTTTTGATAAACCTGAATTGAAGCATCTGTATTTGTTGTAGGCAAAACGCCACTATTTTTAGTATATGTCAAAACGTTGGATGAAGTGTTTAAAAACTCTTCGGAAAATATAGAGATTAAGGAGCCAGTTACTGTAACATTTGTAATACTTTCATTTACATTATTATTAACCACGCCACCACTACCTGCGTTATTTGCAACTAATTGATAATCTCTAGGCTTTGAAATAACTACTCTTTCGGTATAACTAGGCATGGTCATCTATTTTAAAAAAATCACCTCTCCAAATATCGGTATTTAAATCAAATAAACCACGTTCAAAAATATAGTAGCCTCCAGAATATTCAATCACTTTATGAGGCAAATAAACATTATCAATACTTAGATTTTGAAATGGCATATCAATCATTCTGGGTAAAGGTCTTAATTGTCCTTTAATAACTTCATTAACTAATAGCTGTGTCACTTTATTAAATCCCTGACCATTTGCAACATCCCAAGTATTACTTAATTTAAATGTACCAGCATCCTCTTTAACCTTTAAAGCTCCATTTGTTGTGGCTGAAATTCCGTCACCTAAATAGGTATCTAAATCAAATATTACGGACGATTTTTCATCGTTATCCGATCCATATTCCTGAATGTCTGCTTGTCCTCCTATTGTTCCATCTGGTAAAAATTCTAAATAATTATTCATTATCGTATATGATAATGCGTAATTACTTATAATATTTGTACCTGCTTCATTACGCATTTCTTTTAAACGCATTGACCATACATACTCCGCAGTGTCTGGAATATCTAAAGTGTCAAATGAGATGGTTTTATTTACAACAAAAGCATTATCGGAAAAAACTGTTTCGACATTAAATTGGTATTCTGCAGCTGTTGTTTCCCAACTTGCAGCATCTAATTGAAAGTTGAATCCAGACGTGTAAACTACATTTCTTTTCAAGTATTTATTTTCTTGCTTAACTTGTAATGAAGTTATTTTACCCGTAAATTTTGGCGTAGAAATTGAATCTAATTTTAATGTATCTGTGTTTGTTGATTCAATTATGTATTCATAATCGCCAGTTTCGGTTATCGTTTTTGTTACTCCGCCTAAACGCAACCTTAATTCACCTGTATTTTCTAGCTTTACCTTAATATTTACGTAATACTTTCTATTTGCCGTAACAGTAAAAGAAGTGTAATAGGCTTCTGTTGCAACTAAGGTTCCTTCTAGTATTGCATTGTCAATAAGCCATCCACTGCCCAATGTCCAATTAGCGGAGGTAAATCCTTGTAAAGGAAAAGAATTAACAATTGATGCTAATTTTATAGCAAAAACAAATTGGTAAGGCTCGAAATTAGCAGGAGTTAATGCACTTGCATAAAAGTTTAATATACCTGTATAACTTAACCTTGCTTCTACATTTGTGCTATCTAACGTTGGCGTAATAACTTGTTCAGGCGTGGCATTGGTTGCGTAACTATATTCTTTTCCTGCTAATAAATTTTGTTTACCAAAATAATTATAACGTATAACTACATTTTTTAAAGGAGGATAATATGACCACCTGCCGCCACTTAAACGCATTAACTGACTATTTGCCAAATCAGTTTGAAGATTTAAAATTCTAAAATCTAAATTAAAAGTTCCAGAACTTTGAATACCAAAACCATTATATTTAAAATACCTATGATTACTAGGATTAAGGTATTCATTGACTTGAATAAACCAATATTGATTACCACTAAATAATAATCTTGCGCCAAAAGTCTGGCATATCTTTTTTAAAACATCATAACAACTTTGATAGGTATAATTATTTTTTGTGTCTCTATGATAAAATGCTCTATGGTTTATAACTGTTCTTAAAGAAAAATCATTATCAGCCGAATAATTAATACTATTTTCATGCCAATTAAAAACGGTATGAAGTATAGGTAAATTATTAGCTACTAAGTTTTCCTGAACAAAATCTAATTGATTAAGGCAATTACAAATGTGCTGAACGATTGTATCTTGACCTAAATAAGGACCAACCTCACTTTTATAAAGAAGTGTTTTTAAATACGCTAAGCCGTCAACAGCTTCTATTTGTGCAATAAATCCTATATCAGTTGTAACGTCTTCAAATTCAACTAAATCGGTAACTATATAACCATACCATTTAAATAATATAGTCGTGTTATCGTCCTCATAACTTGACAGCTCCATACTGAATCTACCCTCAACCGCAAAACCTATGTCATTAAGTAGTGTTTGTAATTGCTCTGTATTTATAATCAAATTTAATCTTAAACGAGATCCGATAATTGGAGCAAAACGCTCCATTCCCTGACTTGATTCGCTATCATATTGAAGTTGAACATTAATTGTATCAAACGTGCCAACGGATCCTGAAAAAACTGTATCCTTTATTGATATAGTAATTTTTCTACCCTTTTCATTATATACCGTTGTTTGATACCTTACTGCCATTATTGAACTCTATTTAAAGTCTTTTGTGAACGATTTAATAAAATAATCAAATCATTTCCGCTAATCCTTGTTTCCAATACTCCACCACCCATTCCCATGTCACCCATCATGCTTTTTAACTTTGATAAAGGTGCAATTACTTCCGGGTCAACTCTTGCATTTCGATTATCCCCGACGGTTGCCATGGTGGGCCCATAAGCTAAGCCACCTTCAGCAAGTTTTGGAGCAGCTAAACTATTTTTAACTAATGTACCTAAAGCAACTAAGGCAATACCACCAGCAATAGCGATAGCGGGATTTAATGACTTAAGAGCCGTCTTAATACCTAAAGCCGCTATACCTACTTGTATAGCTAATTTACCAAAACTAATAACTGCCTCGGCGACTGGTAGTAAGAAAGATTTTATATTAAAACCTGCTCCACTTAATGCGTTTCCTAATTGTTCTCCTAATCCTACGGCTAAATCATTTAATGCACCTTCTATTATATTTTTTAAACCTGTATTTAAATCCTCTAATCCTTTTTTTAATCTAGTTATGTTATCGTCAGTAACTTGTATAGCTTTCCCAGCAGCTTCTTGAGCTTTGGTAAAAGCATTAGTTTCCTCTTTTGCTCTTTGTGTTTCAGCCGTAACACTTTTTAACTGTTCAGGTAATTTACCTATTGTAGGAAGTAAATTTGTAGGCGATAGTGTTTCATTTTTAGGTTGTGTAGTTAGACCACTACCGCCTCCGCCCGTCGTTGTAGTTGTTGGTTCTATTATATCTGTTATTGGTATATCTGTACTTCCTGTGTCGGTACTTTTGTTATTAGTAAATAATCCTTTTAATTTTTTCTTTAAACTATCAACTGTTTCACCAATACTTTTAAATTCAGCAGCAACTACTCTTTGCTCTTCTTGATAAGTCGTTAATCCTGATAAATCAAATAAATTTAATCCTAATGCTTTTTGTAAAGTGTCTAATTTACCTAAAACAAAGGTAACGCCTTGCATTACGGAGTTTTTGATATTTATCCAAATGTTTTTAAAATTATCTGTAAATGCCTTCCAATTATCATATACATATAAAGCAATAGCACCGACCGCAGCAATAGCAGCCACAACTGCAAGTATAACAGGATTAGCAAGAATAGAAGCAAAAGCCTTAGATATCGCACTACTCATTAATAAAATGGTAGTTCTAATTAATCTTATTGTTCCAACAAGTGCCCCAAATGTCGTAATTAATTTACCCACTATAAATATTGCGGGCCCAATAGCTGCCACAATTAAAGCAGTTTTTACGATAAATTCTTGAGTGGCAGGATTAAGACCTTTAAAACCTTCTACTAAATAGTTTATCTTTTCCGATAAAGCCGTAAATACTGCCTCTAAATTCAAACTATTGTTAATGGCTTTTCCAAGTTCCGCAAGACTATTTGTAACGTTATCTTTTAAGTTGTCAAAAGCATTACCCAAACCTCCATTGGCACGTTCTAATTTACTTAAAGCCGATACCGAACGCGTTATAAATTCTTCGCTATTTACCCCAATAGCTCTAATTCCTTCAGCGGTAACAGTGCCAAATTCCTCTTTCATTACACGCGCAAATTCTGGCAGCCTTTCTTTGATTTGATTTAAATCCTCTTGTGTAACCTTACCAACCGCGCTTATTTGGCTTAAAGCTAATGTAACTCCGCTAAACTGTTCTGCACCACCTCCTGCCCTTGCTACAGCATTACCAAATTGCGTGATAGTTTCCCTTGCAGCGTCGGCACTCATTCCTACAGATTGTAAAGAGGCCGAAGCCTTAACAACTTCGGGTAAAGCAAGACCAGGATTCTCAGCAACTTTTCGTAGTTTTTCTAATTCGACCGCAGCCCCTTCACTACTTCCCATAATGGCAATTAAACCATTTTGCAGTTTTTCCATATCCGCAAAAGATTTTAAAGCAGCCGCACCGACACCAATAATAGGTAGTGTTAATGACTGGGTTAAAGTACTACCAAGATTTGACATATTTTGTCCAAATCTTGTCATAGATTTTTCTACCTTACCTAACTCTTTATCGAGATTAGTGGTATCAATCCCCAGCTTTAAAAGTAGTTTACCTATTGCCATTTATGCTTCTTTATCCCATTTGTCAAATATTGTTTTGTCAGTATTTGTCAAACTTCTTTTAGTTTCTTTTTTAGTAGGATTCTCCCATGGGAACTCAATTAAATCTTTAGGCTTTAAACTCTTTCCTTTTGCCGTATGGACATTTAGTAAAAGTGTTGTTTGCCATCTTATTCGTTCCCATTCTGTTTGCTCCTGTTGTTCAAAAAAATTATTATAACCTTGCATAGCCATAACAACCTCTTTAAAACTCATGTCATTATATTGCGAAGGAGGAAATCTTAAAACTCCGAAACAAAACCGCTCGATGTATTCAAGGGTAAGTTCTCCGCCTTCGCCACTACGTTTTTTTGGCTTTCATCTTCAGGAGGTGAAATCTCGTTTGAAATCATTTCCATTATACGAGCTATGCCACCCATGTCAGTATCGACTAAATCGCAAAAGGATTGTAAATCATAAGGACATTTTTCTCCTTTAGCTTTGTAACCTTGTTGAACACCAGCAAAAGCAAGTTCAAGAGCAAGTAATAAATCTTCGCCAAGTTGGGAGAGGTCACTAAGTTTTAATTTCCTCTCCCTTAAAAATGTACCTAAAACGAACATACCAAATTTAATTGGAATGTCCGCATTAGCTATTTTTATTGTTTTCATTTTAGGTAATTTTTAAAATTATGCTTTAACAGTTTTTACAATCGCTCCTGTAACTTCAAATGAAGCTGAATAGCTTACATTTTCTTCCACGCCAGCATTCAAATCTAATGATGTACAAATGGCACTCATTGTATAAACATTATCACCCACAACGTCGGTTGTAAACTTAATGGTCAATGCAGTGCCAGCCACGAGGTCGGTAAAGAGATCGTCAAACAAATAGTTTGTTGAAGCATCTCCCGGGCCAGCATATAACGCCTCCGTAGAAAGTGTGCCAGAAAGTTGTCCTTTCTTTACTTCTCTCCATCCTCCAGCAGCAGAATCCTTTGTAAGAATTTCGCGCATTGCAGACGAAATATTCATTTGGCACGAAGTAGCATACCCGATAGCTACACTATCCTTGTAAAGCCTCATTAACGTACCGTTTATAATTCCAGTAGTTGGCATGGTTATTTATTTTTTGGTTTAGTAATATTTTCTTCTTCTTCGTTTTGGAAATATTCCGCAGGAACAGGAATAGGAATGTAAACAGGATCTTGTTTTACTTCCTCTTTTTTAGGCATATCTTCCACTACAAAATCTTCATCAAGTAGCTCCGCTATACCATCCTTAATCATTTGTTCCCCATATTCCGAAAGAAATACGCCAGTATTACCAGCTTCTTTTCCATTCCATTCTTTTAAAAGTCTTAGTTTCATATTATCTTTTCATTTTTGCCATGAAATCAACTGACATCCAATAAACATTTAAGTCAGCATTGTAAACCTGTGAATCACTACTCACATAATTAATTGTTTGGACAGACACACCATTTACCGTGCCCACAAACCTATCTAGTCTATTACGCACATTATTAGCAAGTGTTTGTGTAGTGTCGTAATTATTAGTATATATATCAATTTGTAAATTAATTTCTTCTAAATTACTTTGCCCGTCTTTGTAATCTACGGGAGTGCTATTTGTTATCGTATAAACAATAAAAGGATATTGCACATTTTGAGGTGCAATGTCTGGATAAATAGATAAGCCGCAAATATTAGTCACAGCCGTATCAGTCGATAATCTCCCGTATATTACTTTTCCTATCATAACTCCCAAAATTGACGTGGAAACTCCTTCATATATTTTAATGCCATTGACGACATTTTATTAATCACCGCGTTTTGACTTCCCTTTTCAGCTTTGTTTCTTACTTTACTTATCCATGCTTTTGTGCTACCAAAAACCATGTGCGCATAAAAGCCGTCTGTCTTGTCTTCGCCACTTAGCTTAACATTTATACCAGCATCTTTGTATAAAGGACCAACAGATGTTAACAAAGCTTTCCATGACTTTTTATCCGAAATATTTTGAATGGAACGTCTAAGGTTGCCCGGTTCAATATGGTATTTCGGGCCGCTATTTTTTTCCATTCCACGAGAATAAAACTTGTGCGGTTTATTTGAACGTGGAACAAATGACTTATAAACCTTTAATGCTATCGGTGCGGCTGCGTCAGATATTTCTTTTCGCTTTTCTTTTGTAACCTTATTTAGCATGTCATCAAGTTCAGTAACAGACTTAGCAAAGTTGTACATTTTAAAGAGTTTACCTCCTTTAGTTGTTTTCTTTTGGGTCTCGTTTTCGAGAGCCCTAAGCCTATTTAATTTACTTCTTGATATTGACATTACGCGTAATTTTGAGCAAATGAACAAAATAAATGCAAATACATATTATCAGCACTTATCTGTATATTTTCGATTTGATAATATTTGTTCATCCAAATTATTCTTTGCTGCTCGTTTATGTCAGTTCTATTTCTGCAAGTAACTCGGATTTGAGATAAGGCTGTTATTTTGCCTCCCTCAACTTCTTCTTTGTTTATTCCTTTGTAATCAACTACCGCCCAAACTTCTACAAAATTAACCCATGTTTCAACGCCAAAACCAGTAGTGCTAGCAGCCCTAGTAACATTTTGCACTATGATTCTTTCTCGTAATTTCCCAATCTCTTCTTTTTTATTATATCTCATTATAATATTTGTACGCGATATTGATCAAGTAAATACTCCGAAGCCGTTGGTAATTTCTTTACATAATCCTCTCTATTATCGTAGGCATCCGCAACCATCATTAAAATAGCCTGTCTTATTTGCATAGGTACATTAGATGCAGCCGCTCCATATCCAGCCGTATAAATTATAGTTACATCATTTATATTACCGTAAAGTGTTGGCCATGTTTTGCCGTAAGCCAAAGAGAGTCTAGCAGGTTTTTCAAAATTATCTACAATGTAATTACTACTATTGTATGTCTGTGTTGTATTTTGGTTATCTGCGTATTGAAAAGATGTAACCGAAATAACTGGAGATACGGATAAATAAATAATAGGCTTGTTTAACCTATCTAATTTTTCCGTTATTGTTTGGGTAATTAACGCCTGATTCAGATACCTTTCAGCAACTTCACGAGCCGACTGTAGCAAAGTAGTAATTAAAGTATCGTCCGCAGAAGTATCTACCTTCAAATAATTTTTTACTTCGCTTAATGTCCAAACCTCTAAAGATGGTTGTGTCGTTACTTTCCAAGCCATTGTACATTTTTTAAAGAAGGGATGGATATTGCTACCCATCCCATTTTTTATTTACTAGGTCAACTTATTAGCTAGGTGCTTAATGGCAGCAGCTTGTAAAAGTTTACCGTCATATCTCGCGTATAGTAAAAATCCTAGCTCCATTTCGTCCATAAACCTTTCACGTAATGGCACTAAGACATTATTTGATACTTGACGAATAAGGTATTTCGACCAATCACCGAAATAAACAATTTTTGCAGCCGTTGCCTGTGTTGCAGGAAGATCGTTGTTTACATAAAAATTATAACCCAATAATCTATCCGGAATACCATCTCTCAATGATGGTTGAAATAAGGTTGTGTTACTGTTATCTAAGTTTAGTTTTCTTACCGCGCTTAAAATAGTGTCGTTCATCATGAATGCAGCAGATGGACTATTTCTGTAGGCAATATCCACCGAGTGAATAAGGTCAACTAAATTTGATGCAGTAAAAGCCGTTTGGCTAGCAGATACAGCACCCTGAGTAGTATTAGCAGCAAAACCTGTAGGTTTACCAGAACCATCACCAGAAGTAAATGCAGTATTTAAACCTCTACCTAAACGCTCACCTAACATAATAGGTAGTTCTGTATTTAATAGACCAAACTCGTCATTTGCCCATTCTACAGATACCTTTACCAATGTGTTAATTACGTGAGCCGCAAAAGTCTCTCTTGTAAATGTCATGTCCTGAACTGTAACCGCTCCGCCTTCGGTATGCCATGAACCAGTTGTGCCGGTATCATTTACTTTAGGGTAGTACAAAGTACCTGCCTGCGGAGTGGTAATTACACGAGAAACCTGTAACATTGGACCGTAGTAAGCCATTGTTTTTTCAAGCTCGTAAGAGAATTGGTAAGGGATAACAAAACCACCAGCCAAACCGCTTTCAGACGTGGTAATGGTTGCCGTTCCACGCATCTCTTTAAGCAAAGATTGATCCTTGCTACTTAACTCTCTTTTGGCAATAGCTTTCATAAATGCTACTTGATATTCTGGAGATTTTACAATCTCTCTTTTATCAGTTGGCAAAGCAGCGATAGTGTCCTCAATGTTTTTAATC